TAAATTTCCAATCAGCTACTAATTCGTCTATTTGTTTATCAGTCATGTCAGACTCGCGCAGTAGGGCGAATATTTTCTGTTTTATGTATTTCTGCTTTGCATTCATGCTTGACTCCATATGCGGTTTTTAATGTTTCATTTGCTTCGCTCCATCCGTTCTCATCCTTGAGATAACGAGCAATTCCAGCTTGTGATTGAGCTAAACAAAGTTTGTATTTATCAATATTCATGCTTATCTCCGGATGTGCGAAATCCTCACTTATCTTGCGATAGCGATAGAAAGTCCCCTGGTGTTGGTAATATTTATTCGGTTAAATATGAAAGAGGTAAGTCTTTTTAATGGAGAGTGTCACTGACTAATGCTTTTAATGCGGCTTTTTTGAGCGTTGTTTTTATCACGTCTTCCCCGATTAGATTTTTTACAAATTCATTTAATAATATTTGAATATTTGGTGCATCTTCAGGCACGGATATTTTATACATACAGTTCACTTCTGGCGGCGCTTTATCAGACAGAATGAGTTTCAAATTAATATCTACTGATGCTTTAGTGTGTGGCATATTTCCTCCTTTTATGTGTTTTATTTCAGATGTATTGCTTCAAAGACAAGCCTAAGCAAGCCCCTTAGACGCTTCTAATTTAAGTGATTAGAGTTGAAAAATTGGTTCTACTTTTTGTCTTGGTAATTAATATAAAGAAGGTACGCTTATACATGCTTTTTGGGTGTCATGTATTGTGTGAAAATTAACCATTTGAGTTTTGACATACTAGAACTGAAACTAAGTCATATTATATAATAGCGACACACCGGTCCCTTAGCTCAGTTGGTTAGAGCAGGCGACTCATAATCGCTTGGTCACTGGTTCAAGCCCAGTAGGGACCACCACTTCTTATTACGTATCTTTTTATTTATTCCTATAAACATTGGATTTTAGTTCTCTTAAATCTTTAAGAGCATGCTAGTCTTGTTGTTTTCTATATAATTCATATTACGCTCTTCGTTACTTACCACTGGTTATTTATTAGGGGATGTTAAGCTCTTGCTGTCACCTCGCCACTAGGCATAATCGGCTTGCGTAGCCGTGGTTGCTTGCGTTTACAGCTCAATATGAGCGATTGTTTTGTACCAATCGGTTAGTGATGCGGTTGTCTCTCATTAGTAGATAATCAGCGTATCGTTCAACCAATTTGCGTTCGAATTCTTTTCTACGTCTTTCATGTCGTTTTCGAGAGTTCATATTTCCTCCAATTTACTCACCATAGGTCACTCAGTGAATGACCTATAATTAGTATTTGAGTCAGCCCCACAGGTGTTATGCCCTCCGCTTTGTTCACTATGCTTGCGTATGTCTTGCCTCGCTTGTAGCACCCATCCATGGTGTAGCAGGGAGTGATCGCACTACGCACCGTTTCTCACGTTGTAGAGCTGACTTGCCAAATTGTTAAAGAGCATTAGGCTGTATTTCATGTTGCTTGCCTTAGATGGAATGAATAATACTAAAGGTATTAATAATGATCAATACTAATAATATTAAAGTAAGTACTAAAAGTATTATTTATTTGAATTTAAACGGAATTTATTTTAAAAAATTATTTATCTTGAGAGGAAAATCACACTAGCGGGGAATTGCAGGCACAAAAAAGCCCTCGCGGGGAGGGCTTGGGTGGGTTATTCTTTGTTTAGCTCATCAAATAAATCTTGATTTAGCTTTTGCACATCTAAGAAGTTGATTATAAAAAACAATATAGAGAATGCAACAAATAAACACATAGTCATGTGGTAGTTAAGTACAATGCCAAATGAGAATGCGTTAAATAATTCTATGTCGTCCTTTGGCGTGTAAAGGGTGATAATTGTAGCTATCGTTGATAATGAGAAGTAAAACAAAAAAGAGTTACGTACAGAGTTTAAGTTTTTTCTTATTTCAATTATATAAGACTTATTTTTAACCCCATTCATATTAAAAGTAACAATTAAACCCAGCCCAATTGAAAACATGATTCCAGACACTGTATACAATGTAGATATTAAAGACGGATCTGGTCTTACGCTCATCACAGATGAAGCGAACAATGAGATAATGATAATGATAAAAACATTAATTATTCTTTTCATTTTTTTCGAGTTCTGATATGAAACGCCTCATTTCTTGGAATAATTGTGGCTCGGACAACTTTCCTGAGCTGGTTTTTTCTACTTTAACCTCTTTTATTCTAATTAGGTCTTTCCCTTTTATTTCTGTTGGACCATTTCTTCTCTTAAAAGAAATGTTATCAAGTTCACTAACTGGCTTCAGTGTAGCACCAATTATGGACTCATAATCTTTATCAGTCATTTCTTTGGGCTTTTTCTTCAATTTTAATACTAGTTCTGCTGAAATCAATTGATTTAACTGCATGTCACTGAATTTATCAGCTTCCTTTATTAACCCTCTAATTACATCAACTGAGAGTTTTGATAATCGCACAGCTTTCTCAAACGATCTAGTTATTGCATTTTTATTATCGGATACTGAATTTTCAGGCGCATCTTCCGAAGCCCCTACTGATGGGTCCCTCATTATAATAGATCTTATATCTTCAATCTTTGTTTTATTAGTCATATCAATTACTGGGGTTAACGATATGGCATCATTTTTCGTTAACCATCGCAAATAGGTTTGCAGACTAATTATTGTTCTATTTATTGGTTGGTTCGTAACTAAAAAATTGTCACTTGCGACTAAATAATGATACTCCTTACATATTGCTGCTGTTTCTATGGTCTCTGAACCAAGCTCTTCTAGAGTGAATTTTTTCTTTGCAAATAGTTCTTTAGTGACATGTTCAGCCTGATCACCTGGTGCAATTTTCATGAAAGTGCAACAGATAAATTCACCTGCATGTGACAGGTAGTTTGAAATGAGATATTGCTCCTTTTCTGGATCGTCAGCGCTTACTCTCATACATCTATCTTCGACGCTTTCACTACCATCCAAGGCTCCCACAACACATGAGAAAAGATTAGATGATGACTTTGATACTGAATTATTCTCAACTTTAAATGCTTTGAGTTTTATATCTTTCATTTTTACTTGTGTATCTTTTTCAACAATCTCAGTTTTTTTACTTGTCATACCTTATCTCATTATTGTTTATTGTATTCTACTGTAAATATTGAGCTATGGAGTGAATTCAGCCACACACTAAAACGTGTCGTCACCCAAAGAAGTAACCTTGCAAATCATCTTCTACAAGCTTAATAGTATCTTAAAAGCTACCTAACATTTTTTCATCGTAATGATGCCAGTTATTGTCTTTATCCATCCATAGTGGTGATCAAGAGCCTGTGATTTTGTTATGTAGTATTTTTACTACAGGTTCTTCTACTCTTGAATCACTCCATGTTAGCTGTCTAACCTCGAATATAACGACCGAGTCATCTTCAATACGATATTGTAAATCGAGTTCATCTCGGAGGTGTTCTGCTGGGCGGCGCTTTCTAAGAAAAATTCCATGTCGCTATTGGTATTATTTTACCGTGTATTGTTAAAAGTCATATACTCCTAAAAGCCCCCTATTTCCCATCAAAAGTCACTAGCAACAGTAAAGCAACATCTAAAACTATAAAAATTATAAATAATATTAATATATTAAAGTCAGATATCAGTTCTAGTAGTTTCTTCATTACTAAAATTGAACCCAGTCAAACGTATGAGTGATAATATTATAAAAGAATCCGAACATATGAATAAATGTATCGATATCCAGATCCATCCAGTAAATTAGCAGAAGTAGAGATGATACGAATACCATCTCTACTCTGTAGTTATGAATGTAATTATATACTCTCTTCATTGAAAATTTTTGCCACCAAAAGAGACCGTGATACAAATTATCTTCAACTATTTAATTGATTTATTAAAAAGTATACTTCATTGAATGTGTTGTATTTCCTAAGATGTATCGTCAGGATCTAGACTAGCTTCATCATCATCTGAACAGCCACGCCGATGATCTTACAGTTTCCATTGATTGGCGTTATAGGCCACGCTGGATTTAAGCCTTTTAAGAATTTCTGACCGCCATCAATAACTAGTTTTTTGAATGTGGCTTCGTTTGAATCAGTCAGTTTCGCTATTACCAAACTGTTATTTATTGGCTCTCTACCTGTATCAACCAATACTAGCGATCCCTCTGGCACACTTTGTCCTGATGATGCCGTCATTGAGTCACCTTCAACTCTCAGCCAAAACGCAGCACCTTGCACGTGAACTTCCGACTCATACCACTCATCAATCTGATCTAACGTGTAAGGCTCGCATGCTTCGTTCCATGACCCAGCTTGCACCCAGCTAATTACAGGGTATTTAGGTGCAGGTCTATACGGTCTAGGGTTTGACACGTTAGGCGATAGCGCATTTGTGATCATCTCTGCTTCTTTAGCTAAAGCCGGACTAAAGTCACTAATAGGGACTTGAAGTATATTAGAGAAAACAGAGGCAATCTGAACATTAAGCGGGTTTCTTCCGTTCAGATAATGACCAACACCACCTTGGCTAATATCCAACATATCAGCAATTTGCTGTTGAGTGATGCCTAGTGTTTTTTTCTTGGACTCATACAAAGCTTTTAGTCGATTAGCATCGGCAAGCTGTTCTGTCGTCAATTTATTTTTAGAACTCATAGCGTCAATTCTAATACCAATGCTATTAAAAGTGTTAATATCATATGTATTGATCATTATTAATACTTTCAGTATTATTGTGTTATGGAATAGAAAGGAGGTTAACCATGGAAAGAATTCCCTTATCTGAGTTTGTAAAAGAAAACAGTCAGGAAAAAGCAGCATCTTTAATTGGGGTTCATCAGACCGCAATTAGTAAAGCCCTAAGAGAGGGTAGAAATATTTTATTAACATCAACAGAGAGTGGTGTTCAGGCAATTGAAATTAAACCATTCCCTAGCAGTAAAAAGTAATTCACTCGCTCTTTAACAATCACGCCCAAAGCACATGCATCGTGTGCAAACTTAACTCACAGGATCGTGAGCAACGGACTAACTGTATATGAAGGAATATAAATTATGGAAAACGCAAATTCACGCAAATCATTTAACCGATTTGTATCCAATCACTTGGTGGCAACCGCTTATCAAGTTATCAGAACAACATCTCAAACAGTTATCGCTAAATCATTAGGCGTTCATGACTCAACTATCACTCGTAGAACCGAAAAGATACCTGAGCTATGCGAGACATTAGCAGCGGCAGGGGTAATTGATTTTGTTTTGCCGGGTGAAAAGAAAATTAGTGAAGAGGAATACAGATTTTTGTGGAAGCAAATGGCTGAGTTTTCGCTATGGAAAACAGGTTCATTACAGGAGGGAAATATCAATGAATCCCGATGAATTTATCCGCAAAAACATTATTAAAAAATTGATTGAATTAGGTTATCAGGATGGAGTGGCTTTGGAATTAGCCGCGGATGAGGGGGTATCTCATTTTAGACGGTGCTCACAAGCTAGTCGTCGTGGAGCAATATTTGATGATTGTTATCACGTAGCCAAGACATGGATAGATAAATATGGCAGTAAGCCAGCAATGGTAAGTAAACGAAGAGCCAAACAGACTATAAAGCAAGTTTCAATGTTCTAAAAAGCGAAAGCCTAGGAAGCGGCAACCAACTAGGCTTTCATCGTATTTCGTTATGCGAGAGTTATTTTACATGAATATTAATCTCAAAACAAATTTATATGGGGGTCGCTATGAACGTTGTTAAGCATGTGGATTTTGCTAATAAGAGGCGATTGTCTGATAAGTCGGGGGAGCAAGTGGCTAGTCTTGAGAGTGGTTATATGCGTCTAGCTACCAGTATCAGTAGGCTTAAGCCAAAGCTAAAAATGGCTGGAAGAGAGCATCAGGTATTCGATGCTGTGATTGATTGCACATATGGCTGGAATAAATCAGAGGATAAGGTAACCAACACCTATCTAGCAGAAATGACAGGGTTAGATGACTCTGATATCGGTAATGCGTTAAAGGTTTTGGCTGAGAGAAAAATTATCAATCTCAGAAAAGTCGGCGGATTTAAGCTAGTAAGTGTCAACGTAAATATTGAACAATGGCAGTTAGAAAGACAGCCCAAAAAACGCCCCAAAACACCACAAAAAAAGTTGGGCGAAATCACCCAAAAAGTTGGGCAAAAAAAGGTTTCTAGTTTGGCAAAATCACCCAACACCAAAAACAGTCTTACCAAAGACAATAATATTAATAATTATTCGTCCGAGAATTCTAACGAATCCTCTGACCGACCATCTGAAATATTTTTAGCGGTAGAACCTGACGCGGCTGTTTGTTCACCCAAGGGTAACAAGTGGGGAAATGCTGATGACCTGAAAGCTGCCCAATGGATTTATTCGCAAGTGTTGATAATCAGTCCCTCAACCAAAGAGCCAAATTGGTCATCATGGGCTAATGATGTTCGACTGATGAGACAGCTAGACGGACATACCCACCAAGAAATTTGTCGACTATTCCAATGGGCTAACCGCGATTCGTTTTGGTGTAGCGTCGTGTTATCTCCTGCAAAACTTCGCAAGAAATGGGCGACATTAGTCATTCAAAGCCAGCAACTAAACAGGATGCAAAGGGTGTCAGGAAACCTACAGCCAGCGCGGCAATCAATAGACTACGAAAGTACTGAGTGGATGGAGGGTATCGATGTATGAACTCGTTAGTTACAGCAATTCAGCAACGTGATTCAACAGCACTGCAAGCAATGGCAACACATGCACCACCACAGCAGAAGCAAGCGATAAAGCAGCAAGTAGCACAAGTATTTAATGAGCTCTTCAGGCAGCTCAAAGCAACCTTTCCAGCCGCAATCGCCAATTTCAAAGAGCAAAGCGACCTTGACGAATTTAAACGCCAATGGACCATCGCATTTATTGAAAATGGTATCAGAACGCTTGAGCAAATAAATATCGGGATGAAAATTGCAAGGCAGCAAACCAATCCGTTTTTACCTTCTCCTGGTCAGTTTGTTCAATGGTGCAAGCAGGGGGACTATACAGCGCTGGGTCTGCCTACGGATGATGAGCTTTTCGATATGTTCAAAGAGTATTGCTCAGTAAGAGGTTGGAGGCGATTCAATTGGCAGTCTAACGCATGCTACTGGATGGTCACTAAAATTTACTCAGAGATGCGAAGCCGAAACTTATCGGATTCAGAAGTTAGAAAGCTTTGCTCATCAGAGCTTAACGCCATGGCTAAGCGAATTAAATCCGGAGAGAAAATACCAGAACCAGTACAGATGATTGAACAAAAACACATACCAACCAGTAAGGAAAAATCACTGCATAACCTTGCTGCAATACGTGAAAGATTAAATCTCAAATCCAGACCCCTCTAAGGAATCAACATGAACTTTTTTAAAAATGCGATTGTGTATCGTATGACGCGTGACATTCAAATTTCATCTGATGAACTTGAAACGCAATTAAAAAATCTTGAATTTTCACCTTGTGGTAGTCAGGACATGATGAAAGTTGGCTGGACTAACCCCATCAAAACAGGCGAAGCGTTAACTCATTCGGTCGGCAATCAGATTCTCATTGTGGCTAAGCGCGAAGAAAAAATATTACCTACAGATGTTATCAAAAAAGAACTGCAAGCCAAGATTGATAAATTGGAAGCAGAACAAGGACGCCGACTGAAAAAGACCGAGAAAGATAGCTTGAAGGATGAAGTTGTTCAGGATTTGCTACCACGAGCCTTTAGCAAAGAATCAACGGTTAGTGTTTGGATTGATAACGATAATCAGCGAATTATTGTTGATGCAAGTAGTGCAAAACGAGCCGAAGATACACTGGCACTATTGAGAAAAACACTAGGTTCATTGCCTGTGGTTCCGCTAACGATGAAAACACCAATTGAGTTAACTCTCACAGACTGGTTGCGTGACGGAGTAATTCCTCAAGGGTTTAATTTAACCGATGAGGCGGAGCTTAAAGCAATTTTAGCAGAAGGCGGCATTGCACGATTCAAGAAGCAAGATTTAGTGTCTGATGAAATAGCCTCACATATTGAAGCAGGTAAGTTGGTAACAAAATTATCGCTAGATTGGAATGACACTATTCAATTTACCTTGTGCGACGATGGATCATTTAAAAAAATCAAGTTCTCAGATATGTTGAAAGCGCAAAATGACGACATAGACAGAGAAGATATTGCCCAGCGCTTTGATGCCGATTTTGTACTATTGACCAGTGAAATGACGAGGCTAATTGACGCTGTGATTCAATCACTTGGCGGAGAAGTAGACTGATAACACACTAAATTATAAGGGCTTATGGATGAGTGATGTTAATTTGACAGCTGCGAACATTGCTAAAATATAAGTTGAGACTTGGAAATAATAAAATCGACACTATTTTATAGATCGCTTTGGGGGATATTAGTCTGCTCCGCTTTAAAGTTGTTTAATTAATATAGTAATGTTGAAGATAAATGAAAAAATCAATTTATAAAGCAAGTGGTTTTTGGAACGAACGATCATTTACAGTTCTTTTTGTTGCAGAAGGCGAAGATGATGTTTTTTTAACAATAACACTTTGGGGAAATCTAAGTGGTGCCGAAGTTAGTGACTTATTAGTTGAGCGCTATTGCTCCATACATTAAAAAGTTTAGTTTAAAATAGATAGGTTTATCGATAGAAACTCAGGGTGATTATATCTAAGTATTTGATATTAATGGGTATTTAAAGCAAAGAGATTAATGGTGATATAAGTGATTATTTGATTGCCATGCATATTTTTTCTTTCCCCTTTTGGATTCTCGATAGAATCTCTGGAGGCTAATTGGCAGATGATATCTGTCTCCACAAATCCAATCTTAAAGGCATTTTCAAAACCCTCTCAGAAGTCACCGAAACTGGTAAGCGTTACCGAGTCAAAATAACAGAATGGCGTGATCTTCGAACAATACCAATGAACAAAACATGGCGTATGTGGGTTGAAACCACAGGCGATTGGCTACGTGCGCGTGGTGTTGTCATTGATATTAAAAATGGGGCTGGTGAAGTTGTTCTATCAAAGCCAATCACTAATGAAGAAACGCATGAATATTTTGTCGGCCACTGGTTAGGTCGCGATGAAAATGGAGAGCGAGAGAAAACAAGCAAGATGGATAAAGCACGGATGCTCCACATGATGGAGAAACATGAACAATGGTGTATTGAGAAAGGCATCCCAATCATCATTCCCAATAACTCGGAGTATATGAAACTTAAGGAGCAACAAGAGAGATGAGAAATGAGGCTGAAGTGTTTATGAGCGCACTTACTACCCTTAAATTATGCTGGGCTATTCATAAATCAAATGATGNGGTCAGGNAGTGTGCTGGANTGTTAAAGCGCAAATTTATATTACCGCATGCAGTAGATNCTATGAGGACGATAGAACTAAGCGAANGCCCTATGGTTGTGATTGTAGTNGCTGAGTGGGGTNTTCAGGAGAAATAAATGGCATTAAAACGCGANAAGCACGATATTGTGTTTTCGCAGTTGGTCCGGGAAAGAGCAAATTATGAATGNGACTACTGCGGAAGACAATTTAGACACGAACCTTCAAAACTCCACTGTTCACATTTCAAATCACGACGACA